CGAGCATATATTTCACTGAAACCAAATAGAGTAAAATAAGTAAATAGACTTTCATAGTCTTTGATAAGTTTAGATGGTTTATCTTTTAATCCAGAAAATTTAACATTAACATCTAGATCGTTAGGTACTTTAATTGTTATATACTGAATAACATTACCATAATCATAATCTCTTGAACTAGTTACATATTCTATTACTCCTCTATTCCTATCAATCATTATATTATTTAAAACAAAGTAGCTGTTTATTACTCTTTCTTTAACATATTCAAAGACACGCTTAGCTTCTTTTGATTTATCAAAATCTTTATAATCTATTTTCTTCTTATCTTTATTTATTATCTTATCGATAAATTCATTTAAACTCATTGGGAAGAAACGTCTAGTCCTTAAAAACTCTAGGTTATAACCTAATATAGCATCAGTAGCTTCAGTTAATAACATTGAAACTATTTGTTTCTTTAAATCGATATGCATATATTTATTATATGGTGTCTTAATCTCTTTAGACAGTAAGGAAGTTTGACTTACAAATTCATTAATATTCTTCCTTATTTTTAATAAGTTTTTGGCTTCCTCTTCGGCCTGCTTGTAATATAATATATTTCCACCATATATATTATCTAATATTTTATTTACATATCTATCAAATTGGTTTTCTTTTTCATGCCTTAATAAAGACATATTTATCAGGCTCCCTTTTATACTTTAAAATTCATACAATCGTTTTTAAACTTCAGCAATTCTTTTATAAAGTCATTTTTGTTATCTTTTATATATTTTAGCATTAAATTCTCGCGTTTGATTATCTCTAAAATTTGTTGTTTCTTTGTCTGCATAATTGTTTCATCTTTAACATTAATTCCATACTTATGTAATTTAGAATCTATTTTATCCTTTATCCAATCCCTAAATAATTTGTATATCGTATTATTAGCTTCTTCATTGTTTATTATACTTTCATCTACATTAGTTAAATTCATTATCTCAATTACTGTCGGAGAATGTTTGTTAAGTATTTTTTCAGGTATCTTGGAGTTAATTACATCGTTGAAGAATTCTGCAAATATTTTTTCAAAACAAATCTTTTTCGTCTTACCAGATAATATGTTAAATGATTTAGCTAACACGTTTTGATGGAAATAATTCACATGATTATCATTTTCAATTGATTCAATTATCTGCTCAATCTCAGTCTCCATATTATCTATCGTTTCTATGAAAAAGTTTTCTTCAACATCAATCGAATCAATTTCATTCAATATATCATCTTCTATATCATCGCCGACATCTTCATTATTATTTCTAATTACCGTATTGATAAATAATTCTTCGCTTACTCCGTCTTCATCACTTACACTATTAATATCATTTATTCTAACTGTCTTGTATTTTTCTCTTAAATTCAATACATTATAATAAATAGCTGAGCGATGTCCAATGCCTACAAATATACTGAACATTACTTTTGATGTGTCGATTTTAGGCAGATATTTTATAATGGCTAGCCAAGCGTTGTTTACTGCTTCTTCAAATATGTCGTCTTTTGGACTTATTACTTTTGCACCTATTACTTTTCTTATACTTAAATCGACTATTGGATATATTTTTTCTAATATTTCTTGTTTTTTCAATGTACAATGTTTAAATACTTTGGAATTTTTACCTAAATGGAACCAACCTATTAATTCGTATAATTTATATTGCTCAATCAGTTCTTTCAATCTATACTCATCTTCTAGAGATATTTGGATTTTGTAATCTTCATTATTCTTCGAAGCCATAACTAAATATTGTTTTTTCTTAAGAAATTCTTTGGAATTGGATTCCAGTTTTTCTCTATGCGCCTTGACTAAATTGAAAGCTTCATATATAATATTGTTAATTTTGGTGGCTGAGTAATTTTTAAGTACTAATATTTTATGACGTAATTTATTATTAGATAGTATTAAGTCGACTAGCCAGTCATCTGCATTAAAATTCCAATTAAAAGCTGAGCGGTTAATGGATTCTAGCAATTTTATCCCATCCCTTTATTAAATTTAACTTTAACATAATTCAACAAGAAGTCTCCGCCTTCTATGTCTTGTACGTATACCCACTTTCCTGTAAATCTTGAGATATAACCTGTTTTATCAATTGCGGGTATGTACACCTTATCCCAAAGGCACCAGTGCTTATCATTGACTGCAATTTTCTTTATGTTTTTATTGTTTCTTGTCGTTTATGTGTGATTTTTCCCATTCTTTAATTATAAAAAATATATAAATTAAAAATAAAATTAATATATTTACAGTATTAATTTACCTATTTTAAAAATTTAATTAAAGGAGATTGGAGATATAAAATGCCAGCAGCGAATGTAGAAATATTACTAAAACAACTAATAGAGAACAGACAAAATCCTATAAAATGGATGGAAGATAATTTAAAAATTCAACACCCTGCTCATGGTATTATTCCGTTTAAACTTTATGATTTCCAGAAGAAGGTAATTAAACTATTTTTACAAAAGCACTTTATTATAACTTTGAAGTCACGACAGATAGGCATGTCTACGATCGTACAAGCAATATGCCTTTGGAGTGCTTTACATTATTCTAACTATAATATATTGATAATATCAGCAGGACAAAGAAATGCTAGTTCATTCTTGGGAAAGATAAGAAATATGTATGAATATCTACCTAATAATGAGTGGAAGCTGAAACTAGAGACAGATAATAAACAATCATTAACATTCTCAAATGGTTCTAAGATAACGGCAATTCCTGCTACCAGAAGTGCATCATTGGGTGAATCAATAAACCTATTAGTTATCGACGAAGCTGCATTCATCGAGAGAGTCGAAGAAGTATATCAAGCAGCTTATCCAACTATTTCTCGCGCATTCAAATCACATGCTGGCAAACCTTATGGTATAATTATAATATCAACTCCGAACGGTACATCTGGTACTGGTGGATGGTATTACCAAATGTATGAAGGTGCTTTAAATAAGACCAACAAATATATACCAGTAAAAATCCATTGGTCCGCTGTACCTGAGTATGACGAAGAATGGTATTTAGACCAATGTAGCCAACTAAACTGGAATTATAGATCGATAGCTGCTGAACTTGAATTGTCGTTCGTATCTTCAGGTAATACCTATATACCAGGACAGATATTAGATTCAATAGGTACGGTCGACCCGATAGCTAAAGATTTAAACGATAATTTATGGATATTTGAGAAACCTATACCAGGAGAGGTATACGTAGCTGGTGTCGACGTTGCTTATGGCGATAGAAAAGACTCTAGTACAATACAAATATTAAAGGCAAGTACTTTAGAACAGGTTGCTGAATATGATTGTAATACTATAATTCCTGATGATTTCGCTGATATAGTTATAGACCTTACTAGACGATATAATAATTGTTTAGTTAACATAGAAAGAAATGCTGTAGGTAAAGTGCTTATTGATAAAATATTATACAAAACTAATGGTGTAGGAATAAACTTATTCAGAAATAAGAAACCTTCTGAATTGACTGATGATATAAATAAAGATCCTTATCGTTCATCTATAGGTACGAACGTTACTGGTACTTCACGAGATATTTTATTAGCAAATATGTACAATATTCTAATAGATAAATATACTGAGGCCGTTAATAATATAATATCTGAAGACGAAGATAAAGATAATGTTAGAGCAAAGTTTGAAATGTTAATGAATAATAAAAAGAGTAATTCGATAGTCAAGAAATATGGAATTATAAAATCTGAAAGACTATTACACCAATTATTGAATTTTACAGTAGACGAACATGGTAAAGTAGATGGTCCAAGAACTGACTTGATATTTGGTTGGGTTCATGCTCTCTATGCTTATACTAAGAGTAAACAGATATTGCTAAGAAATTACGCAAATATTATAAACCAAACTTTAGGTGTCAGTAACGATGAATATAAGAAATTAGAGACTATAAAGTTTATGCAAGAACATTCTAACTCAAGTTTATGGAAAAATCTTAACCCAGAGGAAATTCAAAAGTTATTGGATGAAGATGAAGATATTGGCAAATTAAAAATTAATAATGACGACGAAGATAAAAAAGGTAAAAAAACCGAATCTTCTTTAAATAAAATCTATAAAGCATTTTATGGATAATAATAATAAAAAAAAAAAAAAAAGAGGGAGTGAATAATTACAATGAAGTACAGAGCATTTAATACATTTATACATAATGGAAAAAGAATAGAAGGAGGAGAAGTGTTTAGCCCTGAAGAGTATAATTTTAAACAGAGTGATATAGATTTTCTTTTATCACTAAGTAAGATTGAGAGAGTTTATAAATTAGAAGAGGTAATGAAAGAAATAGAAGAAGAAAAAGAAGAAAAACCAGTAACTGAAGAAGATATTAAAGAATCAAAAGTTTTTGTTTTGAATGAAAAAGAGGTTGAGACTGAGCAGGAAGAAGTACAGGAAGAAGCTCCTGAAGAAGAAGCTAAAGTCGTAGAAAGTTTAGAAGATTTGAAGAAAGCCGAATTAGTTGAATTAGCCGAAAGTTTAGGTATCGATACTAAAGGAAAAACAAAAAAGGAATTACTAGAAGAACTTAAGTCAAAGGAAGTCTAATAAGCCATGGGAGTATTATATAACTCTAAAGATTATAACATTCAAATGACTCCTGAGGATTTTAACGAATTGAAGATTAGGGTTTTCAGTCAATTCGGTTGGCCAACAGTGTCAATTGAAATTACAGATGATGAATTTAAATACATTGTAAAAAGGGCCGTAATGTATTTAAATACTTACAGCCCACAAGAAGTTTTAGTAGATAAAACAGTAAGACCTAATGTTTCTGAATATGAATTTTATGAATATTCTCAAATAAATGGAATAGCGGATGTATACTTATCGATTGAATATTTAATAGGTTTAGGTTTACCTGTCACAGCGACATTAGGTGTACCTATGTCACTAGCTTCTACTCATAACAATCAGAATTTAATGAATTATATTTCCATGTTTGAAGCTTACGATATAGCTAAAAGAATGTTCGGTGTCAAACCGATAGTTGAAGCTGTACAACCTAATATCGTCAGGATAACACCTACACCATATATGGAAACAATATTTAAATTTGACCTATATGTAGATCATGAACCAGATTTATCTTCATTAAATGATTATGAGATAAATTGGTTAGAAAGATATTGTCAAGCAGCTACAGGTAAAGTACTAGGTCAAATTCGTCGTAAATATTCAGGTGTTACATTACCTGTAGGTTCGTTAGATGCTTCAGGAAACAGTTTATATACTGAATCAGTTGAGATGGAAAAAGAATTATTGGAAGAGCTTAGGTCTAGAAAGAAATTCCCATCAACATTTATTAAAATAGGATAGGGGATAACATGCAAAATAGCGTAATATTTTACGAACTATACGATGCTCAAGAATTTGACCATTTTATAAAGAGTGTCATTAAACAGTTTAGAAACAGTATTGAATACAGAAAATGGCTAGATCGATGTGACAGAAACGTCTGTGCTGCTACAGGTCTAAGTAAAAGTGATGATAATGTAGAAATTGAAGTACATCATTATGAGAAAACTACATGGGATTGGGCAAGTTACATAATCGATAAACTTTTAGAAGCTAATGTACCATTTAATAGTTTTTTTGTTTCAATGATATTAGCTGAAATTCATTTACAAGATTGTGTTTCTTATGTACCATTACTTCACTGTATCCATAAAATGATACATGATAATTATGATAATACACTACAATTATATCCATCAATAGAAGCAGGAGTACATCCGGCTAATATGAAAAAAGCTGACGAAATAATAAGTTACTATATAGACTTATATAAAAAGCATTTTGCAAAAGAGGAGGAATAAGATTAATATGCCAAAAGATATAAGAATACTCAAATTAGTGTTTACTCTCAAGAGCGGTAAGTCAATTGTAGTTTCAATGGCTGAAGAGCAGGCTTTTTACGTCTATGAACAGTGGTTGAATTTCGTTAAAGATAGTAAGAATGATGTTTCAAAGATTAAGATTGATAAGAAGAAAGATGATAAGGTGGTTGAAGTAGTAGCAATATTGCTTTCAGAAATTGCTGCTATACAAATAGTCGATAGTTATAATAATTACGACAAATAATAATAAAAAAAGCGAGGTATAGATTTAATTGTCTGTTTTAAGGTATTATGATGAATCAATTTTAACATATTTAAAGGATAATATAACATATTTAACACCTGAAGGACCAAAAACTCCTCAGATAACTTTAGCTTTGCCTTCTAGACAAGGAGCTAAATTAGAATTAACAGACAATAAAACTCCTGTATTACCACTTATTTCTGTTATACGAAGTGGTTTATCTCCAAATAACGAGACAAAGATTGTAAAAAATCGAATAATAAGACCTCAAATAATAAATTTGAAAAAAAATATGAAACTATATGACGGTATAATGTTTATGCCCTTTAATATAAGTTATCAACTTGATTATTTTTCTTTGTCTCAAGAAATATTTAATATTTTAACTGAAAAACTGCTTTACAACTTATATAAAAAACATTATGTTAAAACATTTATAGAAATAGGTGACGTTAATCTGGAGATTAATGGATATTTAACGGATATATCTTTTAGCGATGCTACTTCCTATATAGAAATTCCAGATACAGAAACCAGGATATTCCATGGGACTATAGGATTTATACTTTATACTCAACTACTTAACGATGAGTTCTATATTAGATCTGTACTTAATACACAATACGACGTTAATGTTGATAATACTACCAATATTAAAGCGGCATTCGATGGTACTGTAGAAGATAATATTTAACCTAATTAACGACAGAAGTCGCCCACTTCTATAAGTGGGTGATGAATGTTACGAAAATATATAAAAAATACTATGATTATTAGAGCGAAAACCAAGCTAATTAGCCATGTAGTTGGTAGCACTGGGGAAGGAACAGCCCTTTGAGCGTGGGTAAACTTGCTCCGATGGGAGCATTGACCGCGAAGCCACCACCTCTATAGGTGGGGGTAGTTCACAAGATTAAAAACGCTTAAAACTAAAATTAAATAAGATAAAACCAATTTCTAATATATATTTGATGAATATTATATTATAAAAATTTCAAAAAAGAGGTGTAAATAAAGATGCCTATACATGCAAGTCCAGGTGTATATTTCGAGACTATAGATTTTTCGGTATACGCTCCTAAATTAACAAGTACTATATTAGGTATGGTAGGAAAAACGTCTAAAGGACCAACCGAACCTACGTTTGTAACTTCTATTAGACAGTTTATTGATCTTTTCGGTACTCCTAGAAAAGGAGATTACAGTGCCTTAGCTGCTGTAAGTTACCTAGAATTTGGAAGCTCTCTTTGGTTTTCTCGTCTAGTAGGACCAAATGCTAAGAAAGCTTCTGTTGAAATTCCAAAAGCTAATCAAATTACAGATGAATTATTAGCAACCGTTGATAATACAGGTAAATATATATTCAATGCTACTTTAAATAATGCTCCAGTTGCTGGTACAGTAGAGATTAAAATAGCTGATCCTAACAACTCATCTAATTTCGTAGTTATAAAAGATGATGGTAATGGTAACTTCAGCGCTATTACTAATTCAAGCATAACACAATATCCTAATTTTATAGATTATGATACTGGCGAATTCAGATTTACATTAAGCAGCGTCAATCCTGGTGATGAAGTTGCTATAAGATATAATCACGTCGAACATACTGTCTCTGGTGAAACTGTAATTACCACAGAATCAGGTACTTATACTTATGATGGTATATTAGCCCATGCTAATATCGTTGATACAGCAAACTTCGAATTAATCGGTTCTGATGGTTCACATACTTATACATTCACAGTTTCTGGTATGGTTGATTCAACTACTTATAACTTAGCCGGTGAAGATGAGCTAGGCAATTCAGTTGGTTCAGGTACGTTGAATACTGCAACTGGTGTTTTCCAAATAACGATGCCTTCTCAGATTAATACTATTTTTACTGCTAACTATAAATACAGTACATTTAAAATCAAGACTTTAGGTACTGTAGGTCAAGTTAATGCTGATGGTATTTTAGTCGATACAGCTTTCGTCGGTAATCTCAATACGACAGTTATACCAAATAGTGTATCTATATTAGTAAATTCATCTGAAGTTTCTTCAGATAATGGAGAAGGTAAATTTGTAAGTGGTATAGTTACATGTGATAACAGTATAGATTATACCACAGGCGATATAGAATTTGCCCTAGTTACACCACCTGAAGAAGGATTTAAGATAACAGCAACATATCTCTCTAAATATACTCAGGTTTTAGATACGATAGGTGCTGGTGGTTCTACAGGTGGTTCCGTCTCTGGAGTACTTACTGAGACACCAGTTATAAAAGAGAGTGTCGTAGTAAAATTAGGTTCAGATTACACGTTATTAGATGATGGTGAAGGTAATTTAGTAGGTACGGGTGGAAATGGTACTGTAGATTATGCTACTGGTGAAATTTCCATAAATTACGTAGTAAGTCTTAACGAAGGCGATACTATCGAAGTTGTATATTTAGCAAGATATGGTACAGCAACTGCTTTATACGAAGGTGAAGCATATAATAATATAAGATTAGAGTTCTTTAAAGACGAATTCAGCGGTTATGGATTGAAAATTTGGAATCCTAATCAATTAACAACTCAAGTACCTGAAGAAATATTTAATAACATAACATTCGGTGACGAATCCGAAACCACATTTATAACAAATAAAGTAGTTTCTAGACAGGTTGAACTAACGATTGATGATACTACATCAGGTGATATTCCATTATTTGGTACGGTTCTAACATTGACTGGTGGAGATTCAGATGAAGAGAATGTTACCGTAACCAGTGCAACTGCTGCTTTAGATGTATTCGGTAATGCAGAACAATATGACATAAATCTTCTAGCATGCCCTGATTATCCTGGAGATAAAACTGTGGCTAATAAACTTATAGAAATATGCGAAACCGTAAGAGGAGATTGTTTTGCAATAATCGATCCACCTCAGAATTTAACAGTACAACAAGTGGTTGATTGGCATAATGGAGCAGGTCAGTGGAGTAATGATAATGCTTTAGCTTCAAGCTTTGCTGCTCTGTACTATCCGTGGTTGCAGATATCTGATCAATTTACAGGTTCATTACAATGGGTACCGCCTAGCGTAAGAATGGTGAGTGTATTTGCTTATAATGATAGAGTAGCTGAAGTTTGGAATGCTCCTGCTGGTCTTAACAGAGGAAGAATATTTAATGTACAAAGAGTCGAGAGAAGCCTTTCTGCAGCTGATAGAGATTTATTATATGCGACAGGTACTAATGCTGTCAACCCAATATGTGACTTTGTAGGCGATGGAATAGTAGTATTTGGTCAAAAGACATTACAAAGAAAACCATCAGCTTTAGATAGAGTAAACGTAATGAGATTAATTATTTATATAACAAAAGTATTAGCTACTGCCACTAAATACTTACTATTTGAACCAAACGATAAGTTAACATGGACATTATACGAACAAATGGTTAATCCATTACTTGCAGAAATTAAACATCGTAGAGGTTTATATGAATTCCGGGTTGTTTGTGATGAGACAACAAATACTCCTTACAATATAGATAATGGAGTTATGGTCGCCGAAGTATGGCTTAAGCCAACCAAAGCAGCTGAAAGATTAATCAACAGGTTTGTTATAACATCTACAGGAGCTAGCTTTAGTGAATTAATAGCTCAGCACTAAATAAATATAAATTAATAATATAGAGTGGAGTAAAGGGATATCCCTTTACTCCCAATTTAAAAACTTAAAAAATTAGATAGAGGTGAATTTTATAATGAGAGATCGTTCAATATATTTTCCTACTGATATAAGAAACGATTTTGTTCGTAAAAATGCTTTCGAGATAATTATAGCAGGACAAGATCCTTTGTATATATTATGTAGATCTTTAACATTCTCTTTACCAACTACTAACCAAGTTACAGTACCATGGATTAGTGGAGTTATGCAGTTAGCGGGAAGAACTAACCAACTTACCTTTAATGCAACGTTCTTAGTTGGTGTAGATAATTCTTACGATACATTGACGTCCTTGTACAATTGGAGAAACTTAGTATTTGACCACAACACTGGTAGAATAGCTTTGGCTCATGAATACAAGAAAGATGCTACAATAAATATTTATGATATAACAGCCGATGCTGATAATACAGGTTCTTCATTACAATATACATTTAAAGCAGAAGGTATTTGGCCAACCAATATCCAAGATTTAACGTTTACTGTCGATGATGACGGTGTATTAGAGGTTGCTGCTCAATTCGCAGCTGATAGAGT